AAAAAGTGGCATCGCCTCAGCGGCGGCGAAGTGCTCCAGGACATGCCGGCTATGCACGAGGTCATACTGGCCGAAGTGGTTATGCGGGATGGCGCGCAGATCACAGCGCACGTCGGGGTAGACATCCTCGCGGGCGTCGAAGCGTATGACCTTGCTGGCGCCAGCGAAGACGGGCGAGGTGCGGCCGGCGCCGAGATCGGCTACCAAGAGCGTCCCCGGCTCGACGGTCGTATCATCCATGATCGTCTGCGGCATCCCCGGCTGTAACCCGAACAGCGTGGACGTGTGCCGGTCCTCATGGAAACACTGAACCATGCTGTCGCACATCGTCTTGAAGCCAGCCGCCCGCGCCTTGGTGAAGAAGTAGAAGTCCTCAGTGGCGATGTCGGACGGCTTGCCTTGCTCCGGCTCAAACACCCAGTCGCGCGAGAACCAGGGCTTCTCAATCGCGCGGAACACGTCGGTATGGATGAGCAGGCAGTCGCAGCCGGCCACGTCCACTTCGAAGTACTCGCCAACCTTCCAGTCCTCATACGGACCTTTGAGCATCCCACGCCAGAGGTACGGAAAGGTCGGATAGTTCTTGTCCCAATAGACGCCAGTCGCGATCGGGACTTTGTGTCGCCAGAGTTGGGTGAAGACGTTGCTGGGAACGTGTACGTCGTCGGAGATGAACAGGACGTACTCGGCGTTGATCGCGAGCGCCTTCTCGACGAGAGCGTTGCGGGCATCGTCAACGTACATGCCGGCAGCGAATAGGCGGGTATGCGATGAGCCGAGCGGGAACGAAACCTGATACTGGTTCTGCATCCACTCCCATGAGATCGGACGCTTCTCCAGCGTCGGGATGCCGACCAGCACGAGCGGCGTGATGGTGTACCGATCAGAAGCCAACTCTCTCCCTCTCCTCCTGAACGGCGGCCAGACTGGCGTTGACCAGCCCGCCGCCGCATGATGCCGCGCTACGCTGGGCTGACCGGGCGATAGCCGACGAACAGCGTGCCGGCCCGTAGGACCGTGCCCTCAGCGTTGTCGCCTCCAACCGTCGCATGGCTGAAGATCAGCGTGTCGCCAGCCGCCAGCGTCGGCGTTGCCGCCAGCGTGAAGGCGCGCGTCGCTAACGACTGCAACGAGGTGGTCAGATTCAGCGAGCCGAGTACGACGGTGCCAGCCTGTCCCTGCCCGCCGTTGATGACCTTGAGTTGCCGATACGAGGCAGACGCCGAGGCGGTCGCCTGCGCCACCGTATCGGGCTGCCACCAGGCGTGCGTGATGCGGATGGCCTGTGGCGCGCGGAACGCCACGCGAGCCGACGCCCCGGCGCCGTTGGAGGCGACCGACGCGACCAGCAGTTCCGGCGCGACCGATGGCGCCCCGCCAGGAATGTCTCCGTAGAACATGACCATGTGTGTCTGCTCCTTGCACAGCGAAGCCGGGGCAGTTGCCCGCCCCGGCTCGTCTCAATCAGGCTAGATTTACGTGACGACCTGGCGGTACACGGTGCGATGGTCGAGCATGGCGCCGCCCCAGATCAGCCGGCACTTCGCAGCGGTCTTGTCAGCCGTAAACCGGCTGCCCTGCGTCGGGTCGTCGCTGAGGAACAGCTCCGGCGACTGGTTGCCGTTGAGGAAGCCGACCACGGCGGTCGGAACCTGCGTCGGGTCAGCGACAGCGAACCAGTTGTTCGCGTCGGTGGCGTAGTCGTAGATGATCGGGGTGATGCCCTTGTTCCGGTAGCGCGCCGGGTCGAGTTCGCTGCTGGTCCCGATGCTGGAGGCGATGGCCGCGAGGAAGGCATCAGACGGGCTGAACACGCGCTCGGCCAGGCTATCCAGTTCGTTCGGAATGATGACGAAGCGCGGCCGGTTGCGCCCGCCCATGACCTCAGCCGATGTGCCGAACGGGATTTGGTCGCGCATGGCGACCGTCACGGCGTCCATGCTGGTGATGGACAGTGCGGCCGTGCCGGTGTTGCTGTGGCCAGCGTCGTACAGCGCCGTCGTGTCGTAGCCCATGGTCGGGTTGGTGGTCGTGAACAGGTCAAGCACCCACTTGTACAGCGTGCGGCTCATGGCGCGAGCCATGCTGGTCGGCAACTGCCGAACCTTGCCGGTCACGTCGTTCAGGCTAGCCTCCATCGTCCAGTCGTCAATTCCGCCGTACTTGGCGACGCTGAACGTCTGCTCCTCATCGCCCGGCGAGGTGAGCGTGGGGTAGGTCGCCCCCTCACTGACGCTGGTGAAGTCAGCGTATCCGCCGACGCGCGCGTAGTGGTAGGTGCGGAAGTCAGGCACGCTCACCACGTCACTGACCAGCATCCGCCAGTCGTCGATCTCCTGGATGCGCCCGAACTCGCTGATGAGCCGGAGGTAGAGCACGTCTGCGAAGATTTGGCCCCATGAGGCGGTCGCTAGGCTCTCCTGGATATCCTCGTGGGAGAGGATGCCCTCGTAGTTGACCTGGAAAGCTTTCTGGAACCGGAGCGGGTTCATGTCGAAGTAGTCAAGGCCGTTCCAGCGGCAGTAGCCCTCTTGCAGCGAGCGGAGCGGCTTGATGCCATCGGGCGGCTTCTCGTTGGCCAACCACGCCGTCAGGGCGATACGGACCTGATCGTGCGAGGAGTTGCCGACGCGGGCGATATTCTCGGTGATGCTCTCGGCCTTGGCGGGCGCCATCGCGGCGACGTGATCTTGCTGGCGCCGGATAGTCTCAGTGATGTCATCGTCGGTCACGTCGCCCTTCTTGCTCATGTGGAGCAGGAGATCGGTCACGTACTTGCGATTGACCTCATCGAGCGCGACGCCCTCAAAGGCTTCCGCGATGCGGCCCTTCAGCAGGGCGCGGCTCTCGGCTTCGGTCAGCCGAGCGGTCGGCGTCTCTGGCGGCGCGGGTGGCGCCGTCCGCTCCGGCGCGGCGGCCGGGACAAGCTTGGCGATGGCCTCCTCGATGGCCGTCAACTTCCCGCCGACCTGCCGATCGACGAGCGCCGAGATTTCCTCTGGGGTCATGTGCTGCTCCTCTGCCGGCTGGTGCTCGGCACTCGCGACAAGCCGTTGCAGTCGCCCGCCGGCGGCTGGCTCGGCAACCAGGTCAACTGAATGGACTTCGCCCAGGTGATGCACAACGCCGGTCGTCCGGTCCCAGCGACCGCCAGCGTCAATGCTGAAGCCGACGAAATCCGGTTCGCCGTTGTCGAACGCCTCGCGGAGCAACGCCTTTGCCCACGGGGCCACGACCTTGAAGCGCGCTTGGATGCCCTCGACCATTTGGCCGTTCACGTCGTAGTGGCCGAAGACGGGATTAGAGAACTTGCCAATCTTGTCGTTCGGGTGGCGCTCGGTTTCGTCGTTGCCGCGGTGCTTGGCGTAGCTCGGCACACCATCAAACAGCGGCGCCGCTTCCTCAAGCACCTTGCCTGAATAGGTGCGGCCGTTCTTACTGCGCCCAGACTGGATGACTAGCACATCCCAGAGGTTGCCGTTACTGCCAGCGACTTCGGTGATGCGCGTGGCGCTCTCGGTCAGGATGGCTGTCCCGGTGAGAGCGTCGGGATGCAACGCTTCCGTCAGGCGCGTCGGTATCTCGGACCCTGCGGCCCGCTCGTCACTCATGGCGTGTCCATTCGTTATGATTGCGGATAAGGAAGGGGTGCGGCGATGCGAAATCTGGCGCGCTACGTCAGCGACCGGTCAATCACCGGCAACCGCTGGCGGGACAAGAAATACAACCAGCGCAAGCGCGAACTCGCGTGCAGGGCGTTCGCGCTGCGCGTCGCCGGCCGCGAGTATGGCGAGATCGCGGCCGAGTTGGGCGTCACGCTCGATCTGGAGCATGAACTCGTCTCGACAGGCGCGTGGCTGCACGACTTGCAGCGGCGACAAGAGGTCGCTAGCCCGCCCGCCTGACCGGCGTCGGAGGTGGCGTCGCCTTCTTGATGTCGATCTGCGCCTGCGTCTCGGCGTCGCGCGCTTCAGCGTCCTGATTGACCTGTTTGACCTCAGCCGCCTCTAGCCGCTCGCGCATCGCCTCCAGGTCAATCTTCGGTCCTAGCCCGTCGATGACCGTAGTGACGACCTCTTGCGCCGCATGGGCATCAATGACGCCGGCCGTCATCAGTCCGGTTAGGCCAGTGGTCGTATCGGCCAGCGCCTTGGCGGCTGACGCCGTGTCGCGCGTCCTGATCTCCGGCGCCGATACCTTGAGCGGCCATGCGGTCGGCAATCGGCCGGGGCTGGTACGCCGCTTGCTGATGCGTCCAGCCAACTCGGCCTGATCGAGCGCGAATGAGCACAGCTCTTGCAAGCCTTCGATGACGAACCGTTGGCGCGTCTCCAGCGTCTTGATGGTCGGCTCGGACATCTCGGTTGCGGTGGCGCGGTTGACATCGACCGTGGATGCAATCCAGTGCTTGGGGATGCCGGTGGATGCGGCGATATGGTTCCAGATGACTTCGACCAGCGCCTGATAATCCCAGGCGTTCAGGGTTACAGTAGGGACGGCCCACGCCTCGTTGTCGCTGTGGACAACCACCGTACCGGGCTTGGGCGGGTTGGCTTGCAGTTCTTCCTGCCGCGCCTTGATCTCGGTTGGTCCCACGCCTTTCAGCGTCACGTCAAAGACGATGGTCTTGGCGAGATTGGAGCGGTCCATCTCGGACCAATGCATCTGGTCGAGGCTGTCAAGGTAGTCAATCACGCACGTCAGGTCGCTGTTTCCGCGCTCGGCCGTTGAGAGCTTGTTGATCTGCCAGATGAGGCAGTTGCCGACGTACTCATGGCTCTTGCCGCTCTCGTCTGTGTACCGCTCGCCGGGTCTGGCGCCGATGCGCCGGCCGTAGGTTGGGCTGGTGATCTCCTCGTCAATCCGCACGCACTTGAGGCGACGCGGCTTGTCAGGCATCGACTTGAGTTCAACCGCGCTGGGGCGGTTGGCGGCGAACGGGTCGCGGTGCACGCACTTGATCTCGCCCGTGTCGATGACGCCGATCTTGACGTGGCCGTTGACGGGGTTGACGGCGAGGTTGAACAGGCGCTCACCGAAGACGCTGGTGTCGAGAACGTGGTTGCCGAGTTCGATGTCCAGGTTGTTGTCGGGGTCATGCCAGAAGGTGTCTAGCACCTCCTGCCGCTCGCGCTTGCGCCGCTTGGCCCGATCGCTGATGTCGTTCGGGTTAGGCGCGGTTGCCTCGGTCAACGGCTCACCATCTGGCCCG